AGGAATATAAATATGGCTTATACACCAATAGACGATTCTGAAGCACACTTTCAAACAAAATTATATACTGGAAATGGAACTGATGATACTGCTATTACTTTAGATGGTGCTGAAGATATGGCTCCAGATTTTGTTTGGATAAAAAAACGTAATTCGGCTGAAAATCACGTTTTATTTGATACTGTTCGTACAGCAACAAAATATCTATTTGCTGATACTAATGCCGCTGAAGCAACTGATACAGGTTCTTTAAAAGCCTTTACTTCAGATGGATTTACACTCGGTACTGCTGGTAGGTCTAATAATAATACTAATACTTTTGCAGCTTGGTGTTGGAAAGCTGGAACTACATCAGGAATAGCAGGAAGTGCAGATATAACTCCAAGTGCTTATTCAATTAGTCAAGCGGCAGGAATGTCTATAGTAAAATATACAGGAAGCACAGGAGCAACAAGAACTGTTCTGCATGGATTGGGATCTGCACCTGATATGATATTTATAAAAATGCTTACTGGCGGAACTAATGGTTGGATAGTTGGTGGCAATAATATTGTTTCTAATTGGGGTGGAGTATTAGTTTTAAATAATACAGCCGCAATATTTACTAATGCTTATTTTGGTGGAGCAGTTCCAAATTCTACTACATTTTCTATAAGTAATACAAGTGAAGTAAATAGTGCAAACACTCATATTGCTTATTGTTTTAGAAGTATTCAAGGATTTTCGAAATTTGGATCTTACATTGGAAATGCAAATGACAATGGAACATTTGTTTATACAGGATTTAAACCAGCATTCGTTATTATTAAAAAACGTGATGGATCAGATGGTTGGAATATGTGGGATAATAAAATAAATCCATTTAATGAAGTAACTAAATTTCTTTCACCAGATAGTAACGAAGCAGAACAAACAGGTTCGTCAGACCATCAATTAGATTTTTTATCTAATGGTTTTAAATGTCGAGAAAGTGGTGGTGAAACAAATGGTTCAGGTGGAAATTATATCTATCTGGCTTGGGCAGAAGCACCATTCGTCAATTCAAATGGAGTACCTTGTAACGCAAGGTAAACCTTAAAGGAGTTCATCAATGCAATTATCTAAACATTTTAAATTAAAAGAATTTACCAAATCTCAAATAGCCGCAAGAAATGGAATTAACAACACTCCTCATAGTGGAGATGTTAAAAATTTAGAAAACTTATGCTATGAAATACTTGAACCAGTTAGAGCAAAGTTTGATAAACCAGTTACCATTAATAGTGGTTTTAGATCATTAGAAGTTAATCGTAAATTAGGTTCATCAGACTCATCACAACATACTAAAGGACAAGCTGTTGATTTTGAAATAGCTGGAGTTGCAAATATTCAAGTGGCTTATTGGGTAGAAGCTAACTGCGATTTTGACCAATTAATATTAGAGTTTTATAAACCTGATGATGGACAAGCTGGTTGGTGTCACGTTTCTTATAATGAAAAAGGTGCAAACAGAAAACAAGTATTAACATTTGATGGAAAATCGTATAGTAATGGACTTCCTGAAATGAAATGGAAAAAAGGAGAAGTAGTAGAATAATGACGACACAAACAAAAAACAGAGAATCAATTATTAGATTAGAGGGTAAGATAAAACTTCTCTCTAAAGATATTTCTGTTCTTCGTGATAACCACATAAAACATTTAGCTTGTCGAGTTGCTAGAATGGAAAAAGTTATGTGGACTATATGTTTGATCGCAACAACCCAACTTCTTGTCGTAGTATTGCAATAATTTAATTTTTACGATACACGTTATAAATGTATCGTTCAATTTTAATAATTTCAGATTTACATATTCCTTATCATCACAAAGATAGTTTCAAATTTTTAAAACAAATTAAAAAAGAATTTAAGCCAGACTTCATTGTCAACATTGGCGATCTATTAGATTTCCACGCAATCAATATGCACACTCACGATCCAGATTTAATGTCTGCTGGAGATGAATTAAAAAGATCAAAAGAATATGTTAAAGAATTAGAATCTATATTTCCTCAAATGGTAGAAGTAGAATCAAATCATAGTAGTTTAGTTTATAGACGTGCTTTAAAATATGGATTGAGTCGAGATTTCTTAAAAGATTATGGAGAATTTTTAGGTACAAAGAAATGGAAATGGGTTGATGATTTAACTCTTACTATGTCTAATAAGCAACGATGCTTTTTTACTCACGGAAGAAGTGCTGATGTATTAAAAGTATCTCAAACAATGGGTATGAGTGCTGTTCAAGGTCATTATCATACTAAGTTTGTTATCAGCTATTGGGCAAATCCTGATAATTTATTCTTTGCTATGAACGTGGGATGCCTTGCAGCACAAAAACATATGGCTTTTGCTTATGCTAAAAACTTTAGAACTAGGTTTATTATGGGTTGTGGTATCATAAATAATGGTATTCCTAGACTTCTTCCTATGATATTAAATAGTAAAGGAAATTGGATTGGAGATATAAAGTGAACAAAAATGGTACTTTAAAAGAACACACAGCGACAGAGAGTGCTTTAGAAGAACAAAGTGGTGGATTGCACTACCTTAAAAATACAATCCAACCTATTGAATATATTGTAGCCAATAATCTTAATTTTATTGATGGCAATATTGTGAAGTATGCAACAAGAAAGAAAGATGGCGAAACAGATAAGGAACGATATGACAAGATTATTCATTATGCCAAACTGGGAAAGGAACTATTGTAAATTATGAAAAATGGGTTTATTACACGATGCAATTATGCACTTTTTTTTTCTTTATCTATTCTTCTTTTTTTATTGGTCAATACTAATATTCGTTACAACACAAATATAAAGGAATTAATATAATGTGGTTTGGGTTAGCAAAAATGGCTTTGAAAACAGGAAGCCATATATATCAAAATAAACAAAGAACAAAACAAGCAATGTCTGATGCTGCTTTATTAACAGCACAGAAACAAGCACGTGGTGAATTAGAATATAATGGAAAGCTATTAGAAGCTAGACAGAACGATTACAAGGATGAATTTGTTTTGGGATTATTAAGTATCCCTATTTTGGTTTTAGCTTGGGCTACTTTTAGTGATAATCCACAAGCTATGGAAAAGGTAAATCTGTTTTTTGAACACTTTGCTAATCTTCCAAAATGGTTTACCAATCTTTGGATTCTGGTAGTGGCTAGTATTTTTGGAATTAAAGGAACACAAATATTTAGAGGTGGATTAAATAAAGATAAAAAATAATGTTAGGATTTAATGAGTTGTTTAAAAAGAAAGTAAAAAGAGAAAAACCTGTTCATAAAATTGATTTTGTGATTACTGATTTAGAAGTTAAATTACAAAGCGATCATAGTCCTTTTGGTTGTTTTGCTGGTTTTACTTTTATAGATCAGAAACCTAATTTTCCTAGAGTTCAACATACTCTAATGGAATTAAAACAACACCAAGACGCATATGTTTTAGCACATCATTATACTTTTAGAGAAATTACATCTAAAACTGATTTAACAGGTCTAAATATAATTCGTCATTAAATATAATACACCTATTGATATAACTGAAAGACTTAAAGCAAATAAAAAGAACAATGTTTTTTTAAGTTCTTTTCTATTCTCAAACCTCTCATATTTACCTTTATTGTTTATATATAAATAATCCATAGTTCTCCTTTTAGTTACCACAAGGGCGACAACAGAAAGGATATTAATGTATCGCCCAAGTAGATTCCGAAATACCTCTCGGCAGGATCGGAATTTTGTTATCCCTCTTGTTTTCCAGCAAGAGTTAAATCTCGTTTTACTTCACTTTGTCTTAACGACACGTATCTATCTAAATTATTATAATTAAGCTTGGCTTTAATGAGTTGACCAGCTGCGTGTGCATAGCTTTTAACTACATTTTGATAATCAAGATCAGTTCTAGCTTTATGTTCTGATTCTGCGATTGATTTACTTTCAGACTTATATCTTAATACACATTTACTAAACATAGCTTTTCTTCCCTCGTCTAATATAATTTCTTTTGATTGCCACACACTCCACTCATCTGAAGCTTCGGTCATTTTTTTATATGCTTCTTTACTGTTTAAATTTAATGTCATTTTATCTCCTATGGGTAGTTTAACATTTCCTTTTCGTCTTTTTTCATATCAACAATCTTTTGTTCAAGACTTGTTATCTGGAGTCTTAACTCTCCATTTAACTTTTTATGGGATTGTTCTATTTTATAATGATTTTTGATTTCTAAATACAAAGCTTGACACTCCTCTTTTTTAAAAGCCAATTCTTTGTGTAAAGCTTCAACTTTATTATCTTCTGCCATAGTTTAAAAAGGTGGTAAATCATCATCCATCTCTTTATCTATTTCTACACTAACTTGGCTTTGTTGTATAGCTTGTGGCATTGGTTGTACTGGTGGAACTTCTACTTTTTTGAATCCATCAACATCATTTGGCTTATAGGGTTTTACCATAAACATACAAAAGACTTGCTCGGAGTCAGCACCATATTTAGTTTCTTTGGCTTGTTGGACTTTAGTGCCACATTTAAGAGAATACCCTTGCTTGGCATAAACTTGTACTTGTGGAGTTTGATACCATTCCATTACTTGACTTAATGAATATAGTTTTTTTGTTAAGCTACACATTAATTGAGATTTTGCAGCAGAAGCTGTGTATTCATAACTAGGACTTTTTTTACCAGTTTCATACAGTTTTAATGTTAAGCCACAAAATGGTAAATCGAATTTATTTTTTTGATACATATTTTTTTCCTTTCTTTAATTGGTTAAATTTACGCACTTGTTCATTAAATAATAACTCGGATTTATGCAAATGCAGCAATCCAAGAAATGCTTTAATATGTTCTTTCTTATAAGATATATGCCTAGCTTCAAAATCCTCATCAGTTTTAGGAAGTCTTACTATATACATTTTATTTATCTTCTTGCCTGTCTGTTCTTCATAAGCAAGTTTATATCCATGTACTTGATGAATCATATTTATAAAAATACCTTTGCTGGTTTTTATATCTATAAGCCATAAGTTGTTTTCGGAATCTTTAGCAATAGTATCTAAAGTTCCACAAAAACCTCTTTCCGAATATAATATTTTTTCTGACTCTACTAATTGAAGATTATGCTGCTTCCAAAACTTTTGAAATTTCATAAAGCAATTAGCAACAGTAGGATTGTCAGGTTTAGTAACTTGCTCTCCTTTAAGCCATTTTTCAGCAAGTTTATGAACAATCGAACCAATACTTAATGTTCTTTCGTTTTGTTTTCTTGCATTTCCTTTAGCATTAATAACTATTGAATCAATCTTATCTAATGGAATACCTTGTTTTTCCATTTCTTTTTTAATAGCATTAACTTGTGTATTAACTTTCCAAGCTTCTAAAGCTGGACTTGCTAACTTTCCAAGTAAGGTACTCATTCCAACTACATACTCGTTATTATGTATATAGACGTGCTTTTCTTCATTAAACTCAATCGTATGATTATGTTCTAGTTTATGAATTGTCATTATTTCTCCCATTAGTTAATTTACGTTCTTTAAAATCTTCAGTAAACCAAAGCTGGTCTGTATCAGTTAATTCGCAAAATTTAACTAAATTTATAAGGCTTAATGAATTAAAACCTTTTTCATACTTCTGGATTTGCTGAAATGTTACGTTTAACATACGACTCACTTTTGTCTGTGTAAGTCCTAAATCTAAACGTCTTTGCCTCATCTTTAAACCAACCACTTCTCTAAATCTTCTATCATTATCCACTTCTGAATAATTATTAAATTTACTTAACACAGTTTGTATTTGTGCTTTGCATTGGTCTGCTGTTACAAGTGTTCTAACTTTTTCCATTATTATCTCCTATTTTATTTAACTTTTTATGTGCGTCAGTTGTAGCAATCAATTCATTATATCTTGCTATTTCTTGGTCTATTTTTATTCTTACATCATATAAAGCAATTACAGAAGCTGACCATCTAGTAAAATTATCGTGGTCTGTTATTTGTGTTATCACTTTTAATGATTCTTGCGATGTACTCATTTTATCTCCCAGTTATTAATTTAAAACAGAGTGTCCTCTGTTAGTTACACAATTACGATAAAACTTTGGGTAATTGTATTCTAGCTTATCACTTAACCATAATGTTGATGCTCTCCACCAAACATTATAAACAGCTTTAGAACTTTCGACTAAAGTGTTGGTGTGGTCTTTAGCAACTTTTTTACAAATTACTAAATCATTTGTTATATTTTCAGCTTTACTTTCATTGAAAGTTCCACTTCTTCCTGATGTGTCTATGATTGGCTTATATGATGCACAAGCATTTAATAGAGTGCAAAATATCCCTATAACAATTAACTGTTTCTTTCCCATATTATCTCTCCTTATATTTATTTAATTACCAGCAACTAAAACCATATTTGGTTCGTGATATTCATTATGAATATTAGCTGCTAGTCGTCTTTTTTTCTCTCGCAACTCAAAAAGTTGTGCTTCGGTCTTTTGAATCTTCTCAACGACCTTTACATACTTTTGATTTGCTTTGAGTTCTTTAGTGTCCACTATAAACTCTCCTTTAGTTGTTTAGCTGCGTATTCTTTCTGGTCTTTTAAATGAGATTCAACGTGATCTCCAAAAAAATTACCAGTAGAATTTTGTTCTGCTTTTACTTTAGCAATATCTCCGAATGTTGCATTACCACCGAAGATTCTTTTAAAGTGCATTGAGAAATGTTTTGTTGCACTAAAGTCTTTTAGTTTTGTTATCATAACTTTATCTCCCTTATTATTATTGTTTTAGGTCTTGTTATTACAGTTAAAGGCATATTATGATCTTCTTTATCTTTAGTATGATCTTTAATAGTAGCTTTAACAGTAATTTTGTTTCCAACTTGAAATTTTGATTTTGCGTCTTTATCACAAAAACCTTTAGAATTTCCAAAATAAATTAATTGATTTTCATTTTGATCTATAAATTTATGAACAAAACATAATCCATATTCAGATTCAAAAGAAAATATTTCTGTAATTGTAAGTTCTAAATCAAGTTGATCTCCAATATTACCAATATGAGAATATTTAGAATATTTTTCATCAATAGCTTTTTGTATTTTTTCTGATTCTAAATTTTGTAAATAATCATTATGTGTCCAAAT